TTAAGCGAACCCCCCGCCTAAACCCCCGCCTTTTTCAACCACCACCGTGGTAAAGGAATCTTTTTGGCTGGAAACTGGTAGGTTTCTGCGAAGCAGGTCCCAAGTTATCTTATGCGCTGGTTACAGGTTGACAAGTTACAATGAGGTTGGTGGCTCATTATGCAGCAAAATCAACCAGGGAAATCTCTGGTGGTGGAAATCGCAAGTGCGTGGGGCACTTCGCGAGCCTATGTCTACAAGCTGGCCAAAAAAGGCTGCCCGGTAGACTCAATCGACGCGGCCAATGAATGGCGAAGCGCAAATGCAAAGCTTGGGGTTGGGTATCGGAGTCGCTCCGCGACACCTTCCCTCTCTGAAGATGAAGAAGGCGAGGTTGGAATAGGTGCAGGGGTCGCGGAACAACAACCCAACTGGGGTGCGGGGCGGAAGTCTTATTGTAAGACTCGCATTAATGTTCGCACTATTGAGAAATCTTTGAAGCAAGCGATTGAAATTGAGCGTATGGCTGCTGAGGTTGTTAATGCCGCGCAGGCGAATCCCGAGAAAATGGTTACTGCGATTAATGCTTACAATAAAGCGCTTGCGAATCGAATGGAAGCGGAGAAAAAAGTTCTCGAGTATCAGGAGGTTCGCAAGCTCTTGATCCCGATCGATGTTGCAAAAGACTTGATTAATAAGGCTTGGCTTCCGCTTTTGGCTCGCCTTCGAAGCGCGCCGAAACGGGCCGCAATGAAAGCAAATCCTTCTGATGATACATTGGCTGAGGCGGTCTTCAAGGAGGAGATTGAGTCTGCAATCAAGGAGGGGCAAGATTGCTATGCCGCGGTTTTCGCATAATAAAGAAGTTGTCGATGCTTTGACATCGGCGATGGTTGCAGCGCTCTCGCAGCCTCCAGAGGTTACGGTTTGGGAGTGGCTTGAAGAAAATGTCACGCTGACCGAGAGAGAGAGCCAAAGCGAGCCAGGCAAGTTTTCCACGCGCTCTAGGCCGTATATGCGCGAGCCGCTGGAATGTTTCCGTGACAAGCGAGTGACCGACTTGGTGCTTTGTTTTGGGACGCAAACAGGGAAAACCATGACTGTCATGGGCGGGGTCGGCTATCGCGTCGCGGTAGATCCCATGAACGCCCTTTGGGTGTTGCCGAATCGCGATCTCGCCAAAAGCTTCTCGCAGAACCGCTGGTTCCCTTTTATCGAAAATTGCCCGCCGCTTAATGCCATGAAGCCACTCGGCAAAGACCGGCATCTTTGGACAAGGCTTGAGCAATGGTTTGCTCGCAGCACCCTGACCTGGGTTGGCAGCAACTCGCCCAGCCAATTGGCTTCGCGTCCTGCTGGACTCGTCTGCATGGATGAAACGGACAAATTTGAGCTGAAAAGCGATCGCGAGGCTGGGGCGTTGCAGAACGCCGAGGAGCGCACAAAGTCATTCCCCTACCCTCTCCGCGTGAAAACCAGCACGCCCACCACGAAGCACGGCCAGATTTGGAGCGAGTTCATGCTGGGCGATCAGAGGTTCTTCTATTTGCCATGCCCCCACTGCGGCACGATGATTAAGCTCCTGTGGGGGCAAGTCCGCTGGTGGGAGCATGACGAGAGCGAGAGCAAGACCGATGGGGATTGGGATCTCGAAAAAGTCCGTCGCAATACTTATTACCGCTGCCAAGAATGCGAGGGCAAGATCCTCGACGCGCAGAAAACCGCCATGCTCCGGCAAGGCGAGTGGCGTGCCGAGAACTCCCGAGGGCTATTCGGTCGGCGCAGCTATCACTTGAATTCTCTCTACGCTCCGCTCAAGGAAACGCAGTGGGGCAATCTGGCCGCGAAGTGGCTCATGACCAAGGGCAATCCTTCCCGCCGCCAAGCATTCATTAACTCCACTCTCGCCGAGCCGTGGGACAATGAGCTTCTGGTCGATGACGAGACGATCTCCATCACGCTCTACGACCGGCAAGAACTCCCGCCCGAGCGCATTCCGATCGCCACGATCGACGTCCAGGAGAATCACTTCTGGATGGTTATTCGGGCGTGGAGCACTCCGAAAATGGAAGGAGGCCAGCAGAGCTGGCTTTTGTTTGAGGGCAAGGTCGATACGATTGAGGAGATCGAGCGGCTTGTAGCCGAGCACCATGTCGAGCCACGGCGCGTCGGCATGGATATGGCACACAAGCCGAATACCGTCTCCGCGTGGATGGTAAAAAACGGATGGCGCGGCCTGTGGGGTCGCGATAATTCGCAAGGCTACATCCATAGTGCTGTAGGCGCTCCGAGAGTTTTCAAGGACTACTCGCAAGTCCAGCGCCGCGATCCGCATCTCGGCACCATTTACCAGAACGAAGGCAACGAAAAGGCGCTATTTCTCTATTGGAGTAACGATCGCATCAAGGATCGTCTCGCTGCCTTGCGGGATAGCGGGCGTTGGCATGTGCATCCAGGGATTTCGAAGGACTATGTTCACCAGATCAACGCCGAGTCGAAGGAGATCAAGCGATCTCCCGTGACCGGGCGGATTACTTACTACTGGAAGCAAGTCCGTAGGGACAATCACTTGTTCGACTGCGAGGCCATGCAGGTCGTGATGGCACTTGTCGGCGGTGTTCTGGAGGAAGAGGCGTCTGCTCAAGGGCAGCTTCACTTGACGCCTTCCGCGTAGGTTAATGAAAATAAACTCCCTTTGCAAATACCTCAAGCAGTCCAAGCTCGATCCTGTAAAAGCCATGAATGACTTGCAGGATCATGGGGTTATATCAGATAACTGCATCGACGCGCAGGATGTCGGCGACTCCGAAGCCGCCGTGCAGTGGCTCATCGCTCGCGCGGCACTCGAGAAGACGACAGGGTTTCAGAAGCCATGATGGAAATTTCTACGCAAATCATCTATCTTTTATTTTCGGTCGGCATCGGCTTTTGGTGCTATCGGCTAGGGTTTCTGGACGGCGCCGCCGCCCAACGCCGACAGGATCGAGAGAAAGAGTCCCGTTGGCGCGAATTCGAAGACCTGTGAGTGGCATCCTCGACACGGCCAAGGAGATTACGAGCGGGGATCGCAGGCGCGATTATGATGCCGCTCTGCCGAATCACCAGCGCATCGCCGCGCTGTGGAATGCTTACTTGCAGAGCCGTGCCGAGCCACAGGCCGCAGTCAGTCCGCTCGATGCCGCTCACATGATGATCCTGCTCAAGCTCGCCCGCGCGTGCAAGACGCCCACCCGTGATACCTATGTCGATATCGCGGGTTACGCCAGATGCTCGGCAGAGATTTTAGGTTTTGAAAATGAATAATAATCCCACCAAAGAAGAGTTGATCGCCGTCATGAAAGTGAATGCCAGTGCCGACGAGCTGGTTTCCGGCTTGGAGGGGTTAAATCTCGGGTGGTCGCTCGATTCGACTGGACGGCTTATCGAGGCGCGCGTCTGGAATTGGCCTTATGTCATAGGCCGGTATCGGCCTGATTCCGTGGAGCCTCTTGCGATGATGCTTCGTGGGGCGATCTCGGACGCGGTGATTTTTTGCGGCGGGCAGGCGAGCGACACGGATGAGCGGTTAGGTTAGGAATTTCTAGCCACCGCCACATCGAGGTCGGGAAACGTCCGTATGGGCGTTGCAACCTTGGAAACCCGGCGTCTGTAAAGGGGATGCATACCCGTCCCCGCCGCAATTCACTCCTCGGAGAGCGAGCGATGGTAGGCCATGAAGAAGTCGCCAGCCTCGCGCATGAGGCTTGCTAATGAGGCGGCTGGGTCGTTGATTGTATTCTGAACATCATAGTAAGCATGATCGATATCCAGAAACTCTGGCGTGCCTTGGCCATCGACAAACTCCATAATGAAGCGAGGCCAGTGATTGTGGATGACAAACTCGCGGTCGCCAGCGAGGTCTTCGGCGTAGAGGAATTTAGGTAGGTTCATGGCGTGGGCAACGCGTGGAATTTTCCAGACTCGTCGGCCTTGTATAGTCGTCCTTCTGTGTAGCTCATCGCGTAGGGATACATCGTGTCGTTCATTTCACGCTGGGCTCGGACAACGGCGTCGAGCGCGTCTCGGAGGGCTTGGCGCACCGGAGGGTTGATGTTGCGGGTCTCCACGGCGGCGAGGAGCGTGGTTTCGATTTTCTGGAGTTGGTTTTCGAGTTTCACGTGAATAGATTCGTGCAATCCTCCAACTCTTTTAAAGCGCCAACTTGAAAAGAAATGCCAAGCTCGCTTTCGGCTGCTGCGATGGCAGCGCGAACATCCGCAACAGGAACATAGCAATCAATGTGGCCGCCGGAGACATTGAACATTCCATTATTATCCTGCCACGCGTAGAGGGTTCCGTCGGCGTAGAAGTCCGCGCCGCAATCATTGATTTCGATTGAGACGCCTGCGGGGAAATTGGCTTTGTGATCTGCGTGGATTTTTGTGATTTTCATATCCGGCAGTATCCTTCGCCTTCGCCGGTGAGTTGGAGTGATGGGGTGAGTTGGTGGGTCATAGCGATTTGATTTTCTCTAGCGCGCGGGTGGTGCTTTCGATTGAGGCATCTTCAAAGTATTTTTTTACTTTTTTGAATGGGGGTTTTTCTTTGAACAGTTTCTCAAAGGCGTCAATGTCCTTTTCCGTGAGTTTGATCGTGTAGGCGATTCGGACTTTCATGGTTTTTTTTATGGTTTTTGGGGTGAGCAGTTTGATTTTAATGAGCCCGGAAGCCACAGCGTATCGGGTGATGTCGGCGGTGTTTCTGAGGTTTAATTTCTGCATGGCATTCTGCCGATGCTTTTCCACGGTTTTGATGCTGATTTGTAGAGTGTCTCCGATTTGCTTATTCAAGAGGCCAAGGGCAATCAGGCGAATGACCTCCCCCTCCCTGTAAGTTTCCTCGGTTGTCGCGGCTTTCTTTTTTGTTTTTGCCGTGACAGCGTAAGTAAGCGCGATGGGGCCTTCGCGTTCAATTCGTTTCATGTCTCGTGGTAGTATGTGAAGCCTGTGAACTCTTTAGATGCATTTGAATTAAATTCAACTAAGGTGCCGTTCTCTTTCATGTTTGTGTCCATAACAATGTCGTGTGGGGCGCTGACTGAATAGTGGCGCTTTATTAGATGCTCAAAATAAAGCGCTTTCTCGTTAGAAACAGGGAATGTTTCATTGTCTATTTCTTCTTGAATGCAGGGAGGGATTGCTACATGTAGACCGCTGTATTGTTGGCGAGCTTCGATAGGGTATTGATTTAAGTCAATTGCTCCGCTACCATTTGCGGCGTCGTCTTCGATTCGCTTTTTAATGGATTCTGGGGTCCTGTTAGTTTCTCCTAAAATTTCGTCTAAGCTGTTCCATGTGTCTTTGGCGAATTTTATTTCTTCTTCTGATTTGGCTTGTTTTTTCATTTCTTCTTTTTGTTAATGGTTTTGAGGTTGGTGATGCGTGACTTCAGTGTGGAGGCTGTGATTTTTTTGTAGGTTTTGGATTTGAGGTGTTTGCGCTGCACATCCACGGTGAATTGCGTGGGGGATGGTGTTTTGATGTTGGCTACTGCGCTGGACATTTCGTTGGCGTCTGGGCCGTTGGTGGGGTGATGTTCCGAGAATTGCTGGTAGGCATGGCTGAGTTGCCGCGCAAGGGTTTGATCCCATTGGTCGATGAGGTTTTGCTCATCGATGCTTTGAATGCCAGGCTTGAAAATACGGATCGCTTCGCTGAGGAGCCATTCCATATTGATGTCTGGGTCTGGGTCTGCGAATAGCCTGCCGTCAATGGCAAGATTGGAGGACTCGCCTTTCTCTGTGAAGATTTCTTGCAGGTTCTGATCGATCGATCCTTCCAAGGTGATTGGGTAAATGGTCACGGGCTTCGGGCTATTGATCCGCCACACGCGATGGATGAACTGCTCGTTCTCGTCGTAGGCGTAGGAGAGCGCTGGCAAGATGAGGTGCGAGCAATTTTCGAAGCTGTGACCCTCCCCCATCGCCTTCAGCCCTGCTACGAGGACGGCGTGCTTGCGTTGCTTGAACTCGTCGGCGAGGAGTCCGCGTTGTTCTGGGGAGGTATCGCCATCGAGGAGCACAGCGCCTACTTCAGCTTCTTGAAGCTTGGAGTAAAGAGCGTGGCTGAAGTCGCGAAACGGGGATCCGATAACGACTTGGTTGCCGTTTGCGAGGCATTCCCGAACGATCTGGAGCGTGGCAAAGAGCTTGGGCGTCCAGTCCGTCCAAGATCGCTTGGGGCCTTTGCCCAGGGTGATCGAGTCAGCGAGGTTTTGGGAGTGGGGGCAGAGGGCGGCGAGCCTGAGATTGTTGATCTGCATCCCGACTTGGGTGCGCCGGTGGGCTGGTTTGGCTCCCGGTTTTTTGCCGCAGATCGGCGGGTTTGTGAGGTGGTGTTTGTAGACGGCGAGTTGAGCTGTTCCTGGGCTGACGATGATAGGTGTCACTGTTTTTTTCATGATTTCCTCGCCGCAGTCTGCTTTTCTACGGCGAATAATTACGGGTGCAAGTGTTTTCCATAAGCGATGAACCGAGCAGATTCGGTTCGAGCGCTTGGTGATGGTGCGGGATTCGCCGCGCGCGGCGGCGAGGGTCTCGCGGGTGAGGTAGCGTTCTTTTTGGAGGAAGGTATTTGCGAACCGCTCGCGCGCGGCCTCAGTGCAGGCGTAGGGCCAGCGCCCAGTGTGTCCCGTAGCCCACGCACACAGCCAGAAGATGGATTCCAGCCGATTCTTGATTGGGGTGCCGGTGAGGACAAGGCGCAGCTTGGGCTGCAAGATGCGCACGCTGGCGCCGATGCGGGACTCTGTGGCTTGTAGGCGAGTGCCCTCATCCACGACGACACAATCAAAGGATTGGTAGGCTTCCGCGAGTCGAGCCAATGTGGGTGTCCAGATACAGGTGATGCCGTTGGGGGCCTCGCCAAGAGTCTTGCCGCAGTCGGGGTCGTAGCGCACTTTATGGCGCGCGCACCACAGCTTGCGCCGCTTCAGCAGTATCTTGTTGGGCTTTGGGCTGCCCTTGTGGCCGAAGCTGTCGTTCCACTCGTCGGCTTCATTCACGCCCAAGGCCGTGTAGGTTGTCAGATAAAATCGCGGCGGCCCTGTCGCGGGGGCGGGCTTGTGGAGTTGGTGGCTGAAGAAGTCCTCCTTGCACTTGATGGGATTCAGGCACACATTAAAAAACTTCGCCGCGCTGATCGAGAGCTGGCGATGCAAGGAGCCAGGGGCCACCAGCAGGGTGCGCCGTGCTTTCTTGGCGAGCGGCCAAGCGATTGCGGCGAGGCTCTTGCCCATGCCAGGCTCCCACGCGATGATCGCACCGTCTTGTAAAGCGGCGCGCGCGAGGTCTTCGACTTGGAATGGTTTAAGTGTCATTGTGTGTTTTTGTGGGGGGAATTAAGCTTCTGGATTACAAGCGGGAAATATGCTAATGATTTTAATTCCGTGTAGTTTGCATTTTAATTCTACTTCTGGCAGATCTGTGGAATGAATAATTTCATCCCAAACGCGCCCCGTCTCTGTGGATTGCATTTTTACTTCGAGCATGACTACAGGTTAGCTTCAAGGTAACGAAGAAACTCCCTACCTTCTTTTGGTGATCGAACCCATGCCCGATCATATATCGCGCCTTGGTTTCCTTTATCTGCTCTGCGTCCTTCTAAATCTTGTTCCAGATAATAGACAGAACCATCTTCTTTCACCTCATGGGTTGTGTTGTAAGAAAGCATATCCTCGAAATCCGATCCAAAATCTTTCTTGTCGATGATGACTGCTGAATATGCTTTCGTTCCACATAGAGAACGAATGTTGTATTCAATCACATACTCATTGAAATTGGAATAAAATCTTTCTTCAAGATGAGTTGCGAAATCGTGCATATCGGTATCATCCATCCAAGACTCTAAAAGGTCTGGAAGTTCGGTGACATCGAAATGTTTTGCAATTCGATTATACTTTTCAATTATTTTATGATTGTGTCCCTTGTCTCCTGTAAATGACATATTAGTTTTCATTTGATTGCTTTCTTTAAGAGGTTAATTGTTAGCTGTTTGGTGGGTTGAAACGAAAATGCCTTTGCTTTGCATTTAGAGTGTAAGGGTTGTCCCATCCTCGAAGGCGACTAATCCGTTTTTGAAGCTTGCGGAGCCGTTGATTTTTCGGAGGATGGTGAGTTTATCTTGCGGTGTCATGGGGTGCCCTGTGATTCGGTAGAACTGGGCGTTCGACAGCTTTAAATCACCGAGTTCAAAGTGCTGCCCATTGACTTCGTGGGTGACATGCCCGTAGGCTTTCTGATTATCGTGGTCGTAACAGAGCCTTACGATAATGGAATGTTCGTTGGCGACAGAATTACTGGCGGGGTCGTCAAAGCTCGGAAGCTCGTGGTAAAGTTCGTAGTCGGTGTATTCGGAGTCGTCGTTAATTTTAGTTGGTTGTGTCATTTTTTAAATCCTTTCCAAGGCACTGGGCATTCATACGCATTTAAATAATCTCTCACTGCTGAGGAGATTGTTTCTCCAGTAAATGAGGTTTGTCGGATTTCCTTGCAGGTTTCATTGGTGAAAGTGAACCCGAGCATAGATGCGTATTTAATTAATTTTTGATTGGAGAGGTTTGTTGATCGTCCAGGTCTTTTCATTGGCTTAGTATTTTCCATGCGATTGTTGCCACTGCTGGAACTTGTCCGTTGCCGCAGCACGATAGTCTGTCCATCCCAGCGGCATCCCGATCATCCACTCCCAGAAGAGAGGATTCAATCGGCCATCCTGCACTCCACGCTCCTGCGCCAGAAACGAGACCTGTTCGGCTAAATTCCCGTTTGGGTGTTTGCGGTAGCGCCCTGCCAGAGAACTGGCTCGGAATGAATATCTTTTCTTGCCATCCGATGCACTCGGAGTCAGCAAGAAGAAATACTCTTTCGCGGTGGTGCGGGGCACCAAGGGAGGAAGCTGGAAAGACTCCCCAGCGAGCACCATACCCCATCTCGGCCAAGTCCCCGAGAAGGTATCCCAGCCATCCATCAAGGAGAGCTGTGACATTTTCCACGAAGACGAAGCGGGGTCGTATTTCGCGAACGATCCTTGCCATTTCGGACCACAATCCCGAGCGTTCCCCATCCAATCCATCGGCCACATACTTGCCGCCGCTGTCGTGGGTTTTTGCTCGGGATAGGTCTTGGCAAGGGAAACCTCCAGATACCACTTGAGCAATTCCTCGCCATGGGGTTCCGTCAAATGTGCGCACATCATCCCAGACGGGAAACGGCTCCAGGCATCCGTCATTTTGACGGGACACAAGAACGCTTGCGGCATAGGGGTCGCGCTCGACGGCACAAACGGTGCGCCATCCGAGGAGGGTGCTGCCGAGTATGCCTCCGCCAGCGCCCGCGAAAAGAGCCAACTCATTCACTTTCAGCGTAGCGCGGCCTCCAGCGTGCGAACAAACGAATCTATGTCTTTATTCGTTATATTGTATTCATTTAGGTAGGACTGAGCTTCTTTCAGCGCAAGCAGTTCGGCTTTGGCTTGCGTTTTTACTGCTTGGTCAACGGATGGGCCGTAACACATGCCGTGCGTGGGAGCGTTAATATCCAGCCCCCAGTGGAACCCGGCTTTTGACTTGGCAAATCTGGCTTTCACGCTGACTTGCTTGGTTTTCATCACCCAATGCTCTTGGGCGTCTGTGAAGACGCCGTGCTCGTTTGGGGTTTGCTTGGGTGCGGGTGGGAATAAGGATAGGCTCATAAGTGTTCGGTAGGTTTGGCCCATGGCCAGTAGATGATTTTGCCGAGTCCGAGTGAGTCGGTTCGGCAACCTTCGTCGGGGAGGTCGTGCCCGTTGTCGTCTTGGTCTAAGGAGACGGCTACGCATTCGCGGCCATACATTCCTCTGCCGGAGTAGCGCTCTGGCTCCCTCCCTGTGTCGGTAATAGTTTCGATGAGTTCTTCTGCGCTCATTTCCTTCCTTTCGTTTTGATTTGCACTCCGATAGGGCAGGCCAGATCCACGGCTCGGTTTTCCTCGACGGAGAGCGCGATGTGCCGCGCTTCGTGGAAGTCGGGGGTTGGCTTGATGACGGCTTTCGCGGTTAATGCCTCATTGCAGTTGTATTTGGCAAAGAGGGCTTGGATAGCTTCGATGAGTTCTTCTGCGCTATCGGCTGGGATTTTGTCGCCATCGATCTTTAGCTCAAAGGATTGTCGGAAAAACTGAGCGGTTCGATCGGGGCCGATCGCTTCGATCAGAGGGGTCTCGTCGGTCAGTGCCGAGTATTTGGAGGTGAAAGTCACTAAGACCTTCTCCTCTGGATTCATTCCAGTAGCCTCCACGCTGCTCAGGATGTCGTGCTTCCCGTGGAAATGCTCAAAGTAAAACCCCTGCGCGAGGGCGCGGAGTTCTGATTTTTTGGCATTGAGGCTTGCTCCCAGGGCCTCCATCTCCCGTGACTCCGAGAGGATGTCGCTGGTGAGCATGGCGGCATCGCCCGATGGGTCGGGCAGCGCGGGGTATGCGGTGGATTGCTTGTCTTTCTTGATGGCGATGCCGCCAAGATTGATTTTCTTAATGCCTGCCGAGGCAGGCGCGTGTGCGGCTTTTGGGGCCGACTTGGGTTTGGTTGCGGTTTTCATAATCCAAGGAACTTTTTGAATTGAGCTTTGGTGGGTTGCTCGGTGGCGATGGCGATCCACCTGCCGTCTGGGTCTCCGTAGGCGCGAAGCATGGGAAAGACGCGGGCGGCATCTATGATGTGGTTAATTTCCGTTTCCCCGATGTCCATAACTTCGAAGACATCGGCGATGGGAGATACTCGTTTTTTGGGTTTGGCTGATTGTTTGGTTGGCATGGTTTCGTTGACGGTTATGGGTTAAAGCATGAAAATGATGGAGTTTCGCGCGCGTCTTTTGCGGCTTATAGAGTTTGCTCTTAAGCTCAGCCAAGCGAAGAGCTTGCTGCGGGAAATCAAAGCGCATCCATCGGTTAGCCCGTTTTTAGTAAATGGCAGAATCCGAAGGACTACCCATGGGGCATCATCGCATTACACATCGACATTCGACGGGTTCCGAGAAAAGCTGGCGGATCCGAATCTTAGTTTTTCGACTGCTTCGCTTCCAAATTCTCGAAAGAGAAGGGACTTGCTAACTCCAGGGATCGGAATTGAGAAAAAGTCCGCGCCGAGGCGTCCTTCAAATTATCCTGTGCTTTCCGTGCTTGCTCATGAGTATGGGCATGCTTTGCAGCCTGGAGTGCAGGATGTATTGAATAAGAAAATAGGCAGGATCAAGGCTGCCCGAGATTCCGTTGCTCAGAAAGTGTTCCCGAAAGACGGGGGGCTTGGATTAGCAAAAATAGTGGCGCGGGGTGAGGATGCTCGGGAACGCGCAAGTATTGCGGTTAGGCTTACTGCGGAAAGGGACGCCACGCTGAGAGGGGCTGGGGCTTTGAAACGAGCGGGAGCTGGGCCAAAAGAAATTGGGGAATATTTTGCGGATATTTCAGACGCTAAGGGGAAAGTCCCTTTGGATGATTTGATGCACCATAGTTATCAGAGCATGTATGCATCCGCGAAGGCTGCCGATCCAAAGGTGCGGCGCGGCGGTCGGCGACTTACTTCGCCATTGTTCTCGGGGTCGATGTCTTCGTTTCAGCCTAAGGGCCGCTAGGGCAAGGGTCTTGATTAACTATAAATTCATTTAGTTTTTCTCTCCGTTTTTTTTCAAACATTTCGTTGCTTGTTATTACGGAAAGAATCGCTTCTTCTGGCTCGCCAATTACAAGGCCGTCGCAGAGCGTTTCATTGTTTTCCTTCGGGCCGACCCATACGGTAGTCCAACCTGCCGTATCGACGGCCCAAGTGTATTTTCCAAGTTTTCCAGTCATATTTGTGTTCATTTGGGGTCAGTAGCTACCTGTCTCCGCGATCCAGTTCTTGTAGCGGACGGATTTTTTGCCTTTATCCATGCCTCGTGCGAGTTTTTCAGCGACATCCGTAGGGAGTTCTTCGGGGTGCGGATCGAAAAATGGATGATCTTGGTTATCTACTTCTTCATCCACTTCCTGCCAGCCCCATCTGTGGTAGTAATCTCCTGGTGGTTGGTCGTAAAAGTCCGCATTTATTCCACATGGAACCAAGTATGTGAATTGCCAGTTTTTGCGTGATTTGGTTTTGCAGCAGTATTTTCCGACAGCATAAAGCAGGACTAGAGAGTTTCCTTCTTTGTCCCGTGATGCCTTGTCCGCAGCTTCATCAATCGCTTTGAGGATTGCATCCCAATTTTGCGTGTATGGAACCGCGCTAATGCCCAAGCCTTCGGTGTCGAAGTCGTCGCTTACGCTGACTTGCGCGATGATACTTCCGTTGGCGCATTCCAGTTTGGTGGAGCAAATTTCTTTTTTGCAGGCAAGCCACTCGGTCTCCCATGTGTGGGAGGGGCCTTTGGCGAGGGCGTTTTTTATCGCTTGCTCGATGTTTTCGTAGAAATCACTTGCCCCCCATTTTGTTCCGTCTCCGGGCGAGGAGATTTTTTCCATAAATTCAATCTGCATATTGGCCTTGCCTTTGCAGGTGATAGACCCGTCGAAGTTTTCTTCGCCATCCAGTTCGTGGAGTTCGTTCATGATGTTTTGATCCCTGACCAGGTTGTTTCGATTATCATATTGTTAAAATTCCCAGCGGTGTTTGATCCAGTGGGGTGTTTCGAGGTTCGGAGAGCGGAGTTGGCGCGGGTAGGTGGAGTCGAGGCGCTTGGCGACGAAGCCTTCGAAGACTTCGGCGTTCCATTTTTTGTTGATGTGTTGGAGGCCGACCCACATATCCTCGGCATCCAGCGGCGGGTGAATGTGGAACCCAGCGTCGATCTCTTGTTCGCCGAACGAGTATTTGTCTAAGAGAAGTAGAGTGTTTTCTGCTGGCGGCGCGTGATGGGTCAAAGGTTGGGCGAGTTCGCCGTAAAATTGCCTGTGAATTTTTTCTTGTCGCTCAGAGTAGGTTGTCTTTGGGTCTCCGGGGATGTAGTCGAGCAGGACAAGGCTGCCTTTGCCAAGGGCGTGGCGGCGTTCGAAGGCTTCGCAGTCGAGCCACTCCATTTCGGGTGGCAAGTCGGCATTGCGGATCGCTTCCAGCACGGCGGTAAATTCGTGCTCGATGGAGAGGCGCTTGCCTCGGCGGTTCCACATTTTGCCGGTGGGCGCGTGGACGAGTGCCCGCCAGCCATTGACCTTGGGTTCGTAGGCCCAGGTGCCGCGTTTGGGGCGCGCGCGATGGAGCGGGCCGCCGTTCATGGGTCGGAGTGGGTAGGATGGGATCATGGTTCTTAGTTTGCTGCGTCTCTAACTCGCTCCCAGTTCGTGCCATACTCGGCGTCGAAGTGGCGATCTAGGTTGTCTGCGGTTGCGATGTGGGCCGAGTCGTTCCAGTCCACAGGTTCAGGCGAACCGTTTCCATCCTCATCGACAACGAAGTCATCGGGAGTCCATGCCTCCAGATAAACCATCGGATACTTGGCCCGAAGGGCTTGGAAGTCGGTGTGGAATGTGACGGCGGGGTTGTTTGTTTTAGTTTTCTTGCCTTTGGTGCGCTCTGCTCGGTTCATATTGTTATCCTTCCACGATTCGGAAGTCCTCGGCTTGTTGCCAGTCGGGGTTGAAGACTGAGTTTTGCCAAAAGCGGCTGGCAAACTCGTCTTCGCATTCATCAAGTTCCTTGGCGACCTTGCGCTCGGCGTCGGCTTGGGACTCGGCTTCGATTTCGACCTCGGCATACGCTGGCACATTCACGGCGATCATGACTTTGTATTTGGGTTTCGCTGTTGGCGGCGCGGGAGGCTTTGCAAAGAGGGACATGGTATTTCGTATCCCGTCTTTAATGCGTTCTTTTCGTTTTTTCTCTTCGTCGGGTATGGGTTTCATCGATTTTGTTTTCGATCTCACGCAAGTCGCTGACGCTTGCGTTCATTTTTTGTAAGATTTCATCTTCTTGCTCGTAGTCCATGTCTTTGGCTAAGACCAGAAAGGCTATTTCAAGCAGTTCTTGCTCGTAATCGGTAAGGCGCCTCACTTTAATGTTTTCCCTTTGCTTGGGTGGGCTGTCACTTCGCTGAGGATGAGGTTTCGGACTCTGACATCGACGCGCTCCAGAAACTCTTTGGAGACGCGATTGAACCCGTGGGCGCGATGTTGGGCTGCAAGGTGCAGAGCCAGTTCGCGGCAGGATTTAGCGTTGATGTATTTCATGAAAGTGTAACTTGTGCATAAGTCTTGGTGAGGGTTTATGCGGGGATCTTGGTAATAGTGAAGCCGTCGAATGTGCCACTTGACGCCACGCACCGCAAATCCCAGCCGAGTTCTTTAAGTCTTTGTGTGACTACGGGAACACCGGCGCCGCCGCTGAGGCGCGCAGGATTCTCTGGGTCTCCTGTAATGAAGCACAAGGCTGCGGCAAGAACGGTGGAGAGCTTGCAATATCCACAGCCGGAGGCGTGCGCTATCTTTTCACCTCCGGAGCGTATGGATGGGCAAAGCCCCCAAGTGGGCGACTTCTTCCATTCCACATTTATGGGGTAAGGCCCGCCTGAACTTCGGATTTCATTGCAGAAAGCAAGCGCTCGTTTTTCAAGGGTTGTTAATTTTGTTTTCATAAAAGTGTAACTTGTGCATAAAGCTTGGTCAGGGTTTATGCGGGGATTTTTTCATAGGCATCGTGCCAATTCGGTTAGGTGGTTGATTGTGCTTCGTGAAAGCCCAAGATGGTGGAGCTTTTCGCCTTCTTCGATGCAGGTGTCGTAAATCTTGCGGGATTTTATTGAGTCATAGGAATATCCAAAATTGGATGCCCACTCGAGATACGGGGTCTCTGCGGCGTCGCAGTAGTCGCGGCATACATTGGCTAAAACCTCGGCAGGCTGCGGGCGTTTGGGGATCCTTTTCCCAGCGGAATTTGTGGTGCTAATCCCAGTGCCTTGCCTCCAATCAAAGGAGACGACGGAATTGCCTAGGCGAAATTCTATATTGAAGCGGTAGTGCTCCCAGCGCTCATCTTTCGGATAAGTATCCGCGACCAGGTAGCCGCCGCGAATGGAAGCCGTGATGCCGAGATTTATGAGTTCCTCGGAAAGGATTTTGGCGGCTTCTTTGTAGTCGAGTTGTTGGGTGTCTATCATAATTTGTTTTTAGAAACGCGAAGTTTTTCGTTTTGGAGCGCACATTCTTTTCTGGCCATATACCACTCACTGACTTCGACGGCCCAGCGGGCTAGTATCATTTGGTTTTTGTTTTTGTATCAGCTTCTATGCAGTCTGTAAGTCTCTGGATAGTTTCGAGTTCGTAGGTTTGAAGCTTGAGCGCAAGGAAAGTGTCAAAAACATACCCCATTGCGACCTTGAGTTTATCGTCTCCTGCTACCTCTGCTCGGGTTATAACCGCTTCCAGGTAGTTGTTGAGTATTGTGGTGTCTTTCATTTGTTTGCGTAATCTGTCCAGACAGATTACTTCAGATTGTGATGTTTTTGGCTGCCGTTGGTGTGAAGTAGACATCGATCTCGATGCCGATGCCCAGCGGGCCTTTGATTTCGGAGAGTTCTCGCAGGGAAAAGCTGCCCCATTCGTTTTCAAACCCTTCGACCCAGCCAAAACAGATGTCCTCGCCGTCCCAATCTTGCACATACCAAGTCCAAGATCCGCAGGGATCAAAGAGTTTGACGCGCAAGAGGTCGGAATCCAAGTTGCTTGTGGGAACCTCCATGAGGCGGCAGGCTTGCTGCATGAGGGCGAGCTTTTCTGGCCCGTGGGTGATTCCCGATTGGTTGATCTCCTCGTAAAGACGGACGGTGTTGTTCATAATTTGAAAAGAAAAAGGCCGTCGGCATGACCGACGGCCTTGTTTGTTTGTCCCATTAAATAGCTTGCAGGGTGGAAATGAGTTTTTTGTGCGTGGCTGGCAGGATTTTGGTGATGTCTGGGGCTTTGGGGATTTTGAAATGGATTAGGAGGGTTTGCAGGTCGTGAATGGCGTGAATTCTTGGGTCTTCTGGAACCTCGAAATTCGCAAAAGCGTGGAGGCGTCGCAGATCGTCGTGAATTGTCACCAGCATTTCCACGCCGCTCACCAAGACCTCCTCGGTGTCGCCGCTCATCGTGTTGCGCTCGATGATTCGGCGGGTCGGGACATCGTGGCAGTTGTGTCGATAGGCATTTTCGGTGGAAAAAGCGCCAGGGAGGTCTACTTGGCATTCCAAATGGCTGAATTCATCAAGCCAGCCCAGACGGTGCTCGGGAGAAAGCGGTAAAAAAGGTGCCGTGCGCCGTGAGCGATGGCGTAGCGCGCCTTTGGCGGCTATGCGGAGGTCTGCGGAGACTTTGGCGGTAGGGTCGTTGATTAAGAGTTGCAGGAGGCGTCGTGTTTCGGACATGACGATGGCTTCGGCGGGTGTTTTCCCGCTCAAAAGGGATTGTGGCTTGGATGCGATCAACCCTTTCTTGGTAAGCCAAAAAGAAGCACTCATTTTTCAATCATCATCCCCGTAAGTTTCTTCGTAATCGTCGTAGCAGCACTCGCAGAGTGTGCCGTTGTGGGTTTTATACATGCGGATTGTGTCGGCCTTCATTTCTTCGGGGGTAGCGGTGTGGCCGCACTCCACGCATTCAAGGTTGGTGTCTTTGGATATGAGTATGGTTGCCATTTTTTATATTGTGTCTAAAAGGCTTGTGACTTCAGAGGCGAAGCCGTATTCTCCGAACTCGATATTTGAAAGAATGATCGCTTTGGCGGCTTCCAGCGGGTCTGGTTGTCGGTTGGCGTATTCAATCGCTTCGTCGGGAGATTCAAATTGGCGTTCGGGATCGAAGGTTGTGATGTCGTAAGATTTAAGGATTTCAATTTCGGTGAAGTCGGTATCTTTTTCTGCATCAGAATCAAGCAGGAGCAATGTGTTCTGTGTTGCTTTCACTGACTTATTATCTCCCTCGGTGAATTTTAGGGAATATCCAAGACCTTCTGTTTCCCAGCTTAGATACAGAAATTCATTATCGTCGTCGTCTTCGTAAGAGCTTACGCTTGGACGCATCAAGGCGTCGTCATTAACAATGACTGCATCGGCGTTTAACAAGATGGAAAAGGCTTCGGAAAGTGGAATGGTGGTGTATTTTTCTTTTGTTTTCATGTTAATTCGGTTATTGGGCGCGCGGCGTTATCTGGGGCATCAAGTCGAATGCTGTAATGCGCTCGATATTTATTAAAATTTCGGGTGATGAGCCTTAAGGTTTTTATGACTTCCTTGCGGGCTTCCGAAGCTGTTGGGGCTTTTATGCCCATGCGGTGCTCGGTTTTAAGAATGGTGTCTCTAATGATAAAAACAAAGGTCTTCATAATTAGTCAGAATCGAATGCGTAGCAGGAAGCGATGGAGTCTGCGTCCTCGCTGCCGTTTTTGTAAATATCTACGGCGACGCCTTCATCTGTGCTGTGAAGGCGGACGGCGAAGCCCTTGACTTCAAACCAGCCAGCGCCTTCGGCAAGGATGTAATCGGCGTCTGTAATTTTTATCGAAGTCTTATGCATAATACTTCATCCACCGCGAGTTCCTTTGTAGTCTGAAACGCTGTCGGAAATAATTTCGCCGGATTTGCAAATAAAAATCCCTTTGAACCCCATCCCCGCTTCGTAGTATTTAATCTTTATTTTGCAGTCGGGGAATTTTTCAGAAAGTATTAAGAACACATTGAGTGGCGGCGACCATGCGGTGTCGAAGCTGGCTTTTAGTTCTGTGGGTTTGATTTGCTCTGCAATCTGAATATCTTTCCCGACATTCCACTTTGTTCCCCAATTTTTAACGCACCATTCGTATCCTCCAGAATTATATCCGTCTTTAATTGAAAAATCCTTGGGATTTTTGTTGCGGGCTTCTTCTGCGATTTGATCTAGCCGCACGAATTCTTCGGGGTATGGAAGGATGAGGTTGAAATCCAGCATTCCGCGATCCATGCCCGTAAAGGTCTTTAGCTCCTCAACGGACTTCCCTCGGATCGTTAATTCATTGTCGCACCAGTTTGGCATAATCAGTCAAATACGGGGAAGCAGGGGTTTTTCGGGTCGTTGGTGAATAAGGCTCCTGCGTCATTGCCTTCGTCGTCCATGCTCGGGTAGATGAGGTTCCCGTCGTCGAGTTGCAATACGATGGCCCGCCGACTCCAGCCCATGTCGTCGGCTTCGTCTCGTTCCATCCAGCGGACTCCTGTGATTTTCCTACCTACGAGGCAGGCTTTGGCTTTTTTCTCCCAGTCTGTTTTCATAAATTACAAAATTCGATGGCTTGCTCTAAAGAGCGGAAAGAAGTGAGGGGTATATAGTTTCCTTTGGCCCCGTCCCATTTCTCCACGCACACCCAGCCGAATCCGGTGGTGCTTTCAGCGATCCGGTATTTGGAGGATAGGATGGGCTTGCCGACAAAATAAGGAAACCGAATGTGATCTTCATTCATAGAAATCAATGTGTTGAGGGTGTGATTCGGGGACGATCCTGTATCCGCTATCCTTGAAATCCGCTTGCAGTTCTTCGATGGTTGCGCGGGCGTCTTCTATGGTTGAGAAGGTTTCTGTTTTGTAATTCGAATGATCATCGCATCCCTTGAGATCGCCCCATTCTCCGAAGGGGCCAGCCATTTGGATTTTGAATTTCCCTGTCGGTTGTTTTTTTGGTGATCCGCAGACCA